CAAGTGAACGTCGAGTTCCCGGAGAAGCTCCGGCCCATCTTCCTGCCGAACCGCACGAAGGTGGCTCACGGTGGGCGTGGGTCGGCAAAGTCTTGGGGATTCGCCCGCGCTTTGCTCATCCAGGCAGCGCAGAGCCCGCTACGGGTGCTGTGTGCTCGGGAAGTGCAGAAGTCAATCAAGGACTCGGTTCACCGGCTGCTGAGCGACCAGATACAGGCGATGGGGTTGGGAGGGCACTATGAGGTTCTCGACACGGAAATACGTGGGAAGAACGGTAGTCTGTTCCTGTTCGCCGGCCTTGCGACGCACACAGTCGAGTCGATCAAGTCGTTCGAGGGGGTTGATCGCTGCTGGGTGGAAGAAGCCCAGACGGTCACCAAGCGCTCATGGGACGTACTGACTCCGACCATTCGTAAGGATGGCTCGGAAATATGGGTCACGCTTAACCCGGACATGGAGACTGACGAGACGTACCAGCGTTTTGTCGCCAACGCTCCTGAAGGCTCTTTCGTCGTTCAGATGAACTGGCGGGACAACCCATGGTTCCCAATGGTGCTGGAGGTTGAGAGGCAGGAGACGCTCAGGCGTGACCCTGACAACTACCAGAACATCTGGGAGGGCGTACCTCGCCGCGTGTCTGAGGGTGCTATCTACCGCCACGAGATCGAGCGGCTGTACGAAGAGAACCGCGTTCGGCTGGTGCCGTATGACCCGCTGCTCAAGGTGCATGCTGTGTATGACCTTGGATGGAACGACGCTTTCACTATTGGGATGTTCCAGCGCTCATCGGCTGAAGTTCGCTGCATCGACTACATAGAGGACAGCCACCGGACGCTGGACTACTACGTTGCGCAGCTAGAGAAGCGCCCGTATCGCTGGGGGTTGGACTTCATCCCTCACGATGGACGCCAGCGCAACACCCAGACAGGCAAGAGCACCGAAGAGGCTCTGAAGGCGATGGGGCGGAATGTCAGGGTGCTGGAGGCAGACAACGTGGAGGAAGGCATCAAGGCGGCTCGCATGATGTTCCCCCGCGTCTACTTCGACAAAGACAAGACGGTCAGGCTTCTTGAGTGCTTGAAGCGCTATCAGCGGTCGATCAACGAGAAGACCCGCGAGCCCGGCCCACCACTGCACGACGAGTATTCGCACGGAGCCGACATGTTCCGCTATGCAGGGATGGCCGTCGAGATGATGAAGAACGACGATCACAGCGAGAAGCTGAAGTACCCATTCCTTGGGAATCGCTAACCAAACACACAAGGCAACGCAGTGATGCGTCCCTACGATGGCAAAACCAACACCACTATCTGACGACGATCTGAAGGCGCTCGCCAATAGCGAACTCCGTCAGGCCGTTGGCTATTTCGGTGGGAAGCTTGCCGATCAGCGCAGGAAAGCAGAAATCTACTACTTGGGCGAGCCCAAGGACGACCTTGCCCCGCCTGAGATTGATGGCCGCTCGTCTGTCGTTTCCACTGATGTGCGCAACGTCATCGAGTCGATGCTGCCTCAACTGCAGTCCAAGTTCTGCGGTGGTGACCAGGTTGTGGAGTTCGAGCCGGCATCGCGTGATGACGAGCAGAAGGCCACGCAATGCACCGATTACCTGAACTATCTGTTCCTGAAGAAGAACAATGGGTTCAAGGTCTGCTATTCGTGGTTCAAGGATGCGCTGCTGCAGAAGAACGGCATCATCAAGGTCTACTGGGATACGCGGGCTGAAGAAAAGCGCGAAGAGTACAAGGGCCTGAGTTCGGTTGAACTTGCTCAGATTCTGGAAGATCCCGAGGTAGAGCCTATCGAGCAATCGACCTACCCGGACGAGGAAGACGCCAAGCAGCGGGAAGAGGCTGTGCAGCACATGACGCAGCAGATGCAGCAGGCCATGCAGGCTGCTCAGCAGGGCGACCCCAAGGCTCAGCAGGCCGTCATGCAGATGCAACAGCAGTTGGCGCAGATTCAAGCTCAGCCTCCTGCCATGCTGTACGACGTTTCGTTCAAGCGCTCAATGAAGGGCGGGAAGCTGGCGATCGACAACGTTCCGCCAGAGGAATTCTTGATTTCTCGCGAGGCAAAGAGCATCGCAACGGCTCGGATGACCGGGCACCGTGTTCCGCGCACCCTGTCTGAGCTTCGCTCGATGGGCTACAAGAATGTGGACAACATCGGGTCGGATGACGCTGCGGCATCGTTGAATGCTGAGCGGATCGAGCGCCTTGGATATGACGATGAGTTCGCCTCGCTGGGCGTGCAGAACACATCTGGTGACGATTCGCAGACCGTTGTTTGGCTGAACGAGCTGTATATCCGCTGCGACTACGACGGAGACGGTATTGCCGAGCTTCGCAAGGTGGTGATCGCCGGGAATCAGTTGCTGGATAACGAAGAGGTGGATTGCTCGCCCTTCATCAGCATCACGCCTGTTCCGATGCCGCACAAGTTCTTTGGCCTATCCATTGCCGACCTGGCGATGGAGACGCAGAAGATCAAGACGAACACGATTCGTGCGATGCAGGACAACATGTTCCTGCAGGTCAACGGGCGCTATTTCGCTGTCAACGGCAAGGTGAACCTCGATGATTTGCTTACCTCTCGCCCTGGCGGGATTGTTCGAGTCGATTCCCCTGACTCAGTCGGAAGACTTGACCAAGGTATGGGCGACATGGGCTCAGCCTCCAACATGCTCGAATACCTGGAAATGGACATGGAGCAGCGCACAGGCTGGACACGTTATTCCCAGGGTAACGACTCCAAGGCGCTGAACCAGACCGCTACGGGCGTGCAGATCATCACGAACAAGGGTGATATGCGGGTGGATCTGATCGCCCGCAACTTCGCCGAGGGGTTCCGTGAACTGTTCGAGATGATGCTGAAGCTGATCAGCCAGCATCAGGACAAGAAGGTGGAGATCCGGGTTGCTGGTCAGTGGGTGGACATGGATCCGAGGGAGTGGCGCAACAAGTTCGACGTGAACATCAACGTTGGCTTGGGCATCGGCTCCAAGGATGAGCAGGTTCAGAAGCTGATGGCTCTGGGTGAGCAGCAGGCACACACGCTGGCGATCGGTGTTGCAACGCCAAAGAACATCTACAACCTGCAGTCTGACATTGCCAAGCTGATGGGCCAGCGCGACCCGGACAAGTATTTCAACAACCCCGAGAAGAACCCGCCTCCGAAGCAGCCAAACCCTGAAGAGATGAAGATTCAGGGCCAGATGCAACTTGAGGGGATGAAGCAGCAAGCAGCCGCTCAGGGCAAGCAAGCAGAGATGCAGGCCAACGCCCAAATCGAGCAGATGAAGACGCAGTTTGCTATGCATGCTGCAGAGGCTGACCGGGCGCACGAAGCACAGCTTGAGCAGATGAAGATGCAGATGCAGGCTGAAGTTGACGTGAACCGTCAGCGCTCGGAAGCAGAGCAGAAGACGCTGGAGATGCAGCAGCAAGCCCAGTTGGAGCAGTTGAAGGCTCAGTATGCCGATGCAGCCCACGCTCGCGAGCAAGCCCTGAAGTGGGAAATAGAGCAACTGAAGTCGGCCACGTCGATCAAGGTTGCCGAGATTGGCGCTTCGGTGAAGGTTCACGACACCATCACGAAGGCCGAGACGGCTGCGAACACCGCTGAATTGAGTTCTGCGACGACCTTGCAGACATCCAAGGACAAGGCGCTCCCCATGAAGGAGAAGCCTGCTGCCCCGGCTCCTGCACCAGCACCGGACAACACCGCTGCTCTGACCAAGGCTGTATCGGCACTGACCGCCGCAGCCGAGAAGATGAGCCAACCCCGCAAAACAGTGGTTCACCGTGATGAGAACGGGAAGATCACGCATTCGACACAGGAATGACGATGGAACCGCTGATCTACACGACCAAGGGCAACGTGCCCGAATCGACGCTCAACTACGCGCACGAGTGGATCGACACGCCCGATGTCATGAAGTTCATCGAGCGCTACACCGACAAGGCATCGGGCGAGATCGTCAAGGAATCGTGCCACGTCTACCTCAAACGCGGGATGTTGGCCGAAGCCAGCGCCTGCAACCTCGGATAAGGGAATCCCATGGCAAACACACAAGCCCTCGCAACTTCGTTCAAAGCAGAGATCCTGCGCGGTGAGCATCAACTTGGCGCTGCTACGCTCGTCTCGCGGACCAGCCTTACCGCACCCACCACGGACACGCTCAAGGCGGCTCTCTACCTCGCCACGGCGACGGTCAACGCCACCACGACCGCCTACAGCGCGACCAACGAGGTGTCCGGCACTGGCTACACCGCTGGCGGCATCACCGTGACCAACGCCACGACGCCGACGACCTCGGGCACTACCGGCTATTGGACGCCTTCGGCCTCCTTCGCCTGGACGACCGTGACCCTGGCAACCGCCTTCGATGCGGTGCTGGTCTACAACTCGACCCAGAGCAACAAGGCAATTTCGGTGCATACCTTCGGCTCACAGACTGTGACCGCAGCGAACTTCACGCTGACCATGCCGACCAACGACGCGAGCAATGCGCTAGTCCGCATCGCGTAAGGGGGCCTTGTGGCCCTCAGCGTCCCCAATCAGGTAAAGGTCAGCTACAACGGGCTTTCAACCGCCAACCTGCCGACCATTACAACCACATCGGGCAGTACGCTCGTGGTGGGGGCGAATCGTCAGAACGACGGCTCTGTAGCGTTTGCGACTACAGCGGTTAGCGACAACAAGGGCAACACCTACACAAAGGTGCTTGCCTCGGATGCCACGGTCACGACAGACATTGGCATCAACGCTTGGGTTTGCTCCAACATCGTTGGTGGTTCCGGGCACATCATCACGGTTACTTTCACCGCAGCAAGCTATGGCTTTGCGGTGGCGACGGAGTTTGCAGGCGCTGCTACTTCATCGCTGGACACTGGCAGTGTCAACTCAGCATCCAGCACGCTAGGCCAACCCTTCGCGGTTACCTCGGGTGTGCCGGCGCAGGCGAACAACGGTTTCTTCAGCATCTGCTCGAGCAACGGCGGTTCGAACCCCAACACGCACACAGCGTCCGGGTTCACGACGATAGGCGAGCCGGACGGGAACAACTACTGGCCCGGTGCAGCGGGGTATCAGCTAAGCACAGCGGGAACGGCGGTCACGGCTTCGTGGTCTGCAGCGTCCTCTGGTGGTGTGCGGCTGATCCTCGCAATCAAGGAGGGATCTGGCGGTGGTCCTGTCAGTGCTGCGCTAACAGGCAACGCAGCTACGGGCAACAGGGGCACAGTCTCTCCTGCGCTTGACAAGGGCGTAACCGGAAATGCAGGCACTTCGGCTGCAGGCAACACCACGCCAACGCTAGCGAAGGCGGTGACTGGCAATGCAGGGACAGGCGCGGTCGGCAATGTCGGCCCGAACGTCACGGTTGCACTGACCGGGAATGCGGCGACGGGCGCTGTCGGTACGGTTTCAGCAGGATCTGCGGCGACATTCGCGCTGACGGGTGTCTCTGGGACTGGCAGTGCAGGAACGGTTTCGCCGGCAACGTCCAAGGCGCTTACCGGGAATTTGGGAACTGGCTCGGCGGGCAGTGTTGCTCCGTCTGCAAGTGCCGGGATCACGGGGAACGCCGCTACAGGCTCTGTCGGCACGGTTGGCCCTGTACTGAGTGGTCCGATTGCAGGCGTCGCTGGCGCTGGTTCTAGTGGCTCAGTGGGGCCTGCTGTGACGGTGGCGCTCTCTGGCGTCTCTGGTACTGGTGCAGTCGGCTCGGTTGCTGCGGTAACGGGTGGCGTGATCGCTGCTGCTACGGGAGTTGGCGGGGCTGGGCAGGCTGGATCGCCTGGTGTTGCGGTCACGATCGGTCTGAGCGGCGTTTCGGCCTCTGGTATCGCAGGGGATGTGTCGCTGCCTTCGTCTGGTGGTGGAAATGCGTGGGGCAACAAGAAGAAGACCCGCGCACAGGTTCAAGCAGAGGTGAACGCGCTCAATCTGCAGATCATGAAGGCTGAGATTGCCTCGCAGGCTGTAGAGATCGCCGAAGTGGTTGAGTACGACGATGACGAAGACGTTTTGATGCTGCTCCTATGAAACCAGAGTCCTTCCTTTCCTCGATGCGGTCATTCGACGCTGATATGAGCGCCTGCCCTGCTACCCGGAAGGCTCTGATTCAGATGCTGGAGTTGGTAGAGGCTACCCAAGATCAGGTCCGCGTGCTTCTGGAGACGAACAAGAAGCTGCTGGACACCATCCAAATACTGAAGAAACGATGACCATCGAACAACGCGTCTACAACGGTGACCGGGCTCGGGAAATTCTTGAGAACGAAGTGTTTCAACAGGTCTTTGCGGACCTCGCAACGGAGATTACAGAGCAATGGAAGAAGTCACCCGCAAGAGACGAGGAAGGCCGCCACGAGTTGTGGCTGATGCAAAGCCTGCTGACGAAGTTGCAGTTGATGCTGCAGACGACGCTGGACGACGGGAAGATGGCGCGAGTGGATCTGGAGCACAAGCGGACGCTGGCGCAGCGAGCCAAGTCCTTGGTTGGCATGAACTGACCGTGCTCGTCATGTCCAAGCACACCCGCGACCATCAGATTACGTGCCTCTGGCACCCGGAACCTGTGGGCGAAGTGCTTGAAACGCCACATCTCGGCAACATCCGCGTGAGTGTCGGCCCGGTGGGCTACATGCTCAACACGGGTGAGAAAGTTTCGTTATGAGCAACGTTGTACGGAATGCGGTACTTGTTCAGCGAAAAGAACTTGCTGACACCGCCAGCCTCTTGAAGTCGCAATGGCAGGAAGTGAAAGACAACCTGCAAGCCCGCCAAGCAGAACTTAACAGAGCCCAAGCAGACATCGCAGAGATTGACGCTTGGCTCTTGGCAAATCCCGCAATCTAGCGTTCGCCCAACGCGCATAGACAGCCCTCTCAGGAGGGCTTTTTGTTGGGCAGCCCAGCGCAGTGATGCGTCGGCATAGGAGAAACCGTGGACACGTCATCGACACCCACCGAAGCAGGTAGCCTGGACATCAACCAGGCCGGAGCAGCATTTGCCGCAATGCTTGACCCCGTAGAGCCCCCGAAAGAGGGCGCGGAACCTGTCGCATCAGCAGAGCCGGCTGAAAAGCCTGCCGAGCCCAACGCGAAGGAAGAAGGGGGAGACCCCGAACTGTCTGTGGAAGAGGGAAATGAGATCGTCACCGTCCTAGTTGACGGCAAGCCGGTCGAACTGACCAAAGCCCAGATCGCCGAGGCCCACAAGAGTGGACTAAGGCAAGAGGACTACACGCGCAAGACGCAGGAACTGGCCGACAAGCGGAAGACCGCAGACGCCGAGACCGCGAAAGCTCGTGAAGAGCGCAACAGGTACGCGGATGGGCTCCAAAAGGCCGCATCTCTGCTTGAAGCGCAGTTGCAAGAGCAACAACAGATCAATTGGGAGAAGCTCCTTGAGACTGATCCTGTTGAGTACCTGAAGCAGCAGCACCTGGCGCAAGCCAGACAAGCACAGTTGCAGCAGACCTACCAGCAGAAGCAGCATCTGGACGCTCAGGCCCAAGCCGAGCAACAAGCCGCTTTGAAAGAGCACGTCGAGAGTCAGCGAGCAGAACTGATCGCCAAGATTCCGGAGTGGAAGGACGAAGCAAAGCTGAAGGCTGGCGCTTCTGAACTGAGGGACTACCTGAAAACTCAGGGGCTCACAGAGCAGGAGATTTTCTCAGTCACGGACCATCGCGCCATCGTGCAGTCGTACAAGGCAATGAAGTACGACCAGATGATGGACAAGGCAAAAGCAGCCGCCAAGAAGATCGCAGCGACCCCGCAACGGGTTGAGCGTCCTGCTGGTGGCGAATCCAAGGGCGTCGACCGACGCACTGCGGACTTCCAGCGTCTGCAGAAGACCGGAAGCGTTGATGCCGCTGCGTCTGTGTTCGCAAACATGTTTTCCTAACGTCGAGAGACGCCGGAGTTTCAAATGACCGCACCTACCAATACGTTCCTCACGACCGCCGCAATCGGCAACCGTGAAGACCTGAGCGATACCATCTATCGCATTTCCCCCACCGTGACCCCGCTGTTGTCCATGGCTGCAAAGACCACGGCAACATCGACCCTCCACGAGTGGCAAACCCAAGACCTCGCTACGGCTGCTGCCAACGCGCAGGTTGAAGGTGACAACGCCTCTGCCAAGGTCGTGACGCCCACCGTCCGCTTGACGAACCGCACTCAGATCTCGACCAAGACGGTTGTGGTCTCTGGCACGCAGCAAGCCGTCAATTCGGCGGGCCGCAAAAACGAGATGGGGTACCAAGTGGCCCTCGCAAGTTTGGAGCTTAAGCGCGACATGGAATTCGGCTTGACGCAGAACGACGTTTCCGCCACTGCTCCCCGTCAATCGCGCGGCCTTCTGGGCTGGGTGGTGGACAACAACAGCAACGGCGGCGGCGCTTACGTGGCTGCTTCGTACACCGGCAACACCGGCCAGACCAACGGCACGCAGCGCGCTTTCACCGAAGCGCAAGTCAAGGCCGTCCTGCAGCTCCAGTTCACCGCTGGCGGCGAGCCGGACACCATCATGCTGCCCCCTGGCGCAAAGCAGACCTTCTCGACCTTCACCGGCAATGCAACGCGGATGGACAAGTCGGAAGACGCCAAGCTGTACGCCTCGGTGGACGTGTACGTGTCCGACTTCGGCGAGATCAAGGCTGTCCCGAACCGCTTCCAGCGCGTGCGCGATGTCTTCATCCTGCAATCGGACAAGCTGGCTGTCGCCTACCTGCGTCCGTTCACTTCGATCGACCTCGCCAAGACTGGTGACGCCGACCAGAAGGAACTGCTGGTGGAATACTGCCTGGAATGCCGCGCTCCCAAGGCTCACGGCGCTGTGTACGACATCCTCTGATAGACCATCATGGGCGTACAACTCAAACAACTCGGGGACGGCTCTGCCGGCCTTGAGGGCTCTGCGAACGGAGATGGCGGGTTCGTTCCCGCCTCTTTCATCTACACGGCTGCGGTCACCGATGCAACGTTCTTCGTTGCTGATCGGCCCTACGTCGTCAAGGCCATCCGTGGCCGCGTGGACGTTGCGGGAACTGGTGGTGCTTGCACTGCCATCATCCGCAAGGTTCCGAGCGGCACCGCGCTTGCCTCTGGTACGGCTGTGCATTCGAGCACGTACAACCTTGTCGGCACGGCCTTGGCTCAGCAGACGCTGACCGTTTCCACGACCGCTAGCGACTTGCTGATGGCTGCTGGCGACTCGCTGGCCTTCGACGTGACCGGCACTGCCACTTCGGCTGTGGGCTGCGTCACCGTCACGCTCAACCCTGCGTGACCTCGGGCGGGGGCTTCGGCCCCTGCCTCCCCATTTCTACCTAACGCAGCGATGCGCAGGAGAGCTTTATGTCCAAGACCTATGAGGGCGGGCCGATGATGATTACAGCGGTCGGCTTCACAGCCGCCACGGGTGCCGCGTCGGCTAGCACCACGATTCCGAACAACTCCGCTGGCGAGCGTCCCAGGTACATCCGAGTCGCAGCCATCAATGAGTCGTACATCAAGATTGGCGGCGCTGGTGTCGCAGCCACGGCCAACGACATCCTGATCCAGCCTGCGGACAGCATCGTCCTCGCAGTGAGTGGAGCAACGACCGTTGCGTACATCCAAGGTGCGTCTCCCGGCAAGGTCAACGTGGTGCCGCTGGAGAACTCATGAGCGATCTGCAGACCAAGATCCATCACGACGACGACGGGCGGATGGTGGTCGAGAGCGTGCAGGACTGCACTCCGATTGCCGAGTACGCCAAGGCGCGCAATCGTGAGGGCTTGCATGGCTCGTCCGAGATGCGCCTGGCCGGCTCGATCCCTCTTGTGATGGTCGAGAAGTATTGCAACGACAACGGGATCACCTATCCCGAATGGTCGTCCAACAAAGAGCACATCCGCCGCATGTTGCAAGACCCGGCGCTTGCTCACTTCCGCATCTGGCCTGGGAAGGTTTAAGCCATGGCGCTCGCAACATACACCGATCTTCTGGCGTCGGTCGCATCGTGGATGAACCGCACCGACCTGACGACGGTCATCCCCGACTTTGTGACCATCGCGGAAAGCAAGATTGCCCGTGACCTCCGTCTGCGCAAGCAGATCACCAGCACGACGCTTACTGCCTCCACGACGACCCGCGCTATAGCTCTGCCCACCGATTGGCTTGAGTTCGAGGATCTGACTGTTGCCGGAACGCCGGAAACCCCGCTCCAGTACGTCAACAAAGAGCACATGGACGCCAAATATCCAGAGGGTGGATGGTCCTCGCGTCCATTCGTCTTCACGATCGAAGCCGACAACATGTATCTTGGCCCAGTCCCTGACTCGGCCTACACGATCAACGTTCTCTACTACGCCCGGTTTTCTGCCTTGGCGACTGCCAGCACCAACTGGCTCCTGACGAACCATCCGAACGTCTACCTGTACGCATGCCTGCGTGAAGGCGCTTTCTTCCGCAAGGACGAGAAAGAGGCGATGCAGTGGGATGGCCTCTACAAGCAGGAAGTGAACAACCTTCAGGACGTGGACGATCGTTCGTCACATTCTGGCTCTGCTCTGCGGGTGAAGGTGGTATGACGCCTATCGCTGGTTTCAGCCCAGACTCAGACCTGACGACGCCGGGGATATTCACGGACTGCACAAACGTGGTCCCCTACGAAGCCGGGTTCAAGGGTGCTCCTACTCCGGTTGCTGCTGCTGTCGCTGCGCTGGCTGCTGAATGCCGGGGCGCTGCTGTCTGCACGCAACTGGACGGGACGCGCCGGGTGTTCGCAGGGACGCAGACCAAGCTGTACGAGCTTTCGGCTGGTGTGTGGACCGACCGTAGCGCAGGAAGCTACACCGGCTCCACGGAATCGCGCTGGTCTTTCTGCCAGTTCGGCAACACGACGGTAGCAACGAACCTTGCAGATGCGATGCAGTCATCCGCTTCGGGTGCATTTGCTGCGATTGCAGGCGCACCCAAGGCAAAGGTGGTGGTCTCCGCATCTAACAATTTTGTCATCGCGTTCAACACGAACGACGGGACGTATGGGCAATCTCAGGACAGGTGGTGGTGCTGTGCGCAGAGCGATCAGACGAATTGGACGCCTGCTGTCACGACGCTTGCTAACACTGGCCGTCTGGTGGCTGTGGAAGGCGCTATTCAAGCAGCGCTGACCCTCGGTGACTACGTGGTCGCCTACAAGCAAAGAGCAATCTTCGTCGGAATCTTCGTCGGAACGCCTGTCGTCTGGCAGTGGAACCTGATTCCGGGTGGCGAGGCTGGCGCTGTTGGCCTGGAGGCTGTGTGCGACATCGGCGGTGCTCACTTCATCGTCTCCAACGACAACTTCTGGCTGTTTGACGGAACTCGCCCGGTTCCCATCGGGACGGGTGTTGTCCGCCAGTGGTTCCTGAACAACTCCAGCCCGACCTATCGCTACCGGACAAAGGCGATCTACGACAAGCAGAACAACCTCGTCCATGTCTCCTATCCCTCGCTGAGTTCGACGGGTGCATGCGATGCAACGCTGGTCTATCACGTCCTCAAGAAGCAATGGGGACGGCATGACGTGACGGTTGAGGCTCCGCTGAACTACATCGCACCAGGCGTGACGATTGACGGCCTGAACAGCTACGCAGCGACCATCGACACACTGCCCAACATCCCGTTCGACTCGCAGTATTGGATCTCTGGCGGTCAAACACCGTCCTACTTCAATACCTCGCATCAACTGGTCACCCTCACCGGAACCACAGGAGCATCCAGCTTCACGACCGGGGATATGGGAGACGACGACGCGGTAACGATGCTGGAGCGGGCTCGTGTGCGCTTCCTGCAGACGCCGGCAACGGCCAGTGCTACGGGTTACTACAAGATGAACGAGGGCGACAACCTCACCGCAGGGCCAACGAACGCGATCAATGACGGCAAGTTTGACTTGCGTCAATCTGCTCGATTCCACCGCATCCGGTTTGACATGACGGGCGACCACAAAGAGGCCGCTTTTGATGCCAGACCCATCCAGTCGGGGATGCGATGAGACTGGAAGAGAACCCGCAACTGCCGTTGCAGCCGGATTCCCACTATGCGGGGAACCTCAACTTCACCCTTTCGCGGCTGTTCCGGAACATCGCCCAGAAGGTGAACGCGATTGGTGACGGACGGCTCAACGGTAGTGACTTGGTGGCTGCAACCGTCCCGACGACTGGAACGTATGCGCAGGGTGACTTCATCCGCAACAGCGCTCCCGTAGAGGCTGGGGCGGCATCGAGCAAGTACGTCGTCTTGGGCTGGATTTGCACTGTAGGCGGAACACCCGGAACCCTTTTGCAGTGCCGAGTCCTCACCGGAAATTGAAACCCTAACGCAGTGATGCGCTGGAGAACACATGGCTGACTATCAGAACCCCTTTGCCGGACAGGCCAACCCGTACCAAGGGGTGAAGAATCCCTTCATCGGCGCGGGGAACCCCTACCTGCAGCAGAACATCGACCAAGCGCAGGGTGACGTAGTTCGCAACTACAACATGACCACGCAACCGGCCTACAACACGGCAATGGTCAAGTCTGGGTCTTTCGGGAACGAAGGCGTTCAGCAGATGAACGAGAACTCTCAGAAGAACCTGCAGGGGACGCTCGGCAACATCTCTTCGCAGATGCGGGGCGCTGACTACCAGAACCAGCAAAACCTGTACATGCAGCAGCAGGCTCAGGACTCGAACAACTACCTGAACAACCGTGCGCAGGACATCGGCAACTATCAGTGGGATCAGGGCTTCAACCGCAACCTGTACAACGACGCGTATTCGCAAAATATGAATAACCTGACAACTGGCGTCGGGTTGCTCGGTACGCTGTCCGGCTACAACGCGAACGACCTCACGAACGCGAACAGCATCCAGAACACGCCACTGAACTACTGGAGCAACTTCGCCAACCAGGCTAACGGCTTCGGTCAGGGCTATGGCTCCACGACCGGCACTGTTGGAACGTCTAGCAGCCCGGTGATGTCGGCTCTCGGTGGTGCGCAGTTGGGCCAATCTGCAATGGGATGGTGGAACCGCCAGAACCAGCAGAGCCAGCCGACCTCGGGTTATAGCGGACAGTTCCAAGCGGCCCCGATGGGCGAGACCTACGGGAACTGATGTCAAACATCGTCCCCTTCCGCCAAGGTGACATGGCGGGCAAGCGAGAACTCGCCATTGCTGATGCTGTTGTCCAGCAGTCGATGAACACCGGCACTCGCCAGAAGCTCTACCAACTGCAGGAATCTGTCGGGCGTGAACTGGAGCATGTGGAATGCCACTTGCAACACGTCTTTGCTCCGGGTGCATACGCACGGACGATGCATATCCCTGCGGGGACGGTGATCGTCGGGAAGATCCACAAGCACGCGCACCTGAACATCCTTTCGCAAGGAACGGTCTGCGTG